CGTAGGCATAGCCTACAGGGCCGTTCGCGGCGCACCGGCATGTGCGGGACCGCACGCCACGCTTCGCGTATTTCCATTTTCACTAACTCTGCATCGCGTTGCAATGCTTCTAGGCGTGTGCAGAGTATATGGACATGAGCGAGTGCTGTAGCAACGGTGGGAGGGGTCTCGTCCTGCATGGCGGCTCACTCTCCTTTTAGCACATGTAGTCTGGCGTTGTCAACCTTATTCGACTGGCTAGAGGCTAGCCAGGGTGGTCAGGGACTGACCAGTCATAGCTATAGAATTATGTTGCGATGTTTTACAAAAAGGTAGTGAGATTACTGACGTTTCCAACAAAAAGGGCAGATTGCGTCTACATAACTACTCCAGAATATACCAAAACAATATTTACAAGTTATTCTTTTTAGCATTGTAACTTCCTCTTGTGGCATTGCCGAAGGCAGGTATGATGCTAACTGGGCAGACATAACCGGGTCTGCCAGCCGGGCGCGTTGTTTAGCGGCACTACGCGCGTCGCCTAGTTTTGTTTAGATCGCGACGAGCGATCCCGAAGCTTCGTCGTACTTCGCCTGCGCCTGCACCATCTTCCCGTCCTTGTCGATGTAACCTTCGGACAGCTTCCGCGCGACCACCTTCCATGGACCGAATCCGACGCTGCGCTCCGCTGCCTCGCGCGCGTCGTCTGTACCACCGGCGAGCATCGTGCGCGTCTCGACTTGCGCCACGGTGCCGTTGTAACCCTTGATGAGATTCTTGAGAGGGATCGTCATCAAATCCAGCTTCTCCTTGCCCACTGTGATGATGGTGGACTCGGAAGCCAGTGACTCGTACACGTCTGCGGATGCCCACTTGTCGAGTGCCGTCTGAAACAGCCGCAGAATGAAGGACTGCTCACTCTCAGTGGGCTCGTCGGCACGGTCCGTCAACGGAAATAGCTTCTTGTATGACAGACCCGGCGACGCGCTGGCGTCCATGATGAATGAAGCCAGCGCGTCGAACGTCAGAGGCTTGTGGTACTGCGCGAGCTTGACGTTCTCACGCTCTTTGACTTCGCGTTCGATCGTCGCCCACTTACCATCGTTTGCGACTTCCTTTTCGACCCTTGCCTTCGGCATTGTCTTGCCTCCTGTTGGTGCTACGTTAACTGCTAGCTACACTATCGTAACAACTAACGTAGTGGAGTAGGCGCGTTGGTGGTGGCGCCTCGTTCTTATGCCTCGCCTCGGCCTGAGTTATCACACTCATTTACTCAGGCGCACCCGCACCGTGTCGTGACACCCGGGTTGAGGCTCCACTACGTTAGACTCCTTCCCATGTTTTGAATGTTAACTGCTAGCTCTGTTTTACCACCGCGAAACGTCAACGCGCAGCGTTGCAATCCAACCTTGTGTGTCACAGAACACGCAACGGCGGTGCGTTAGCACTGCCATTGGACGGCCACACTTGACACATACGCGCGATGTGCGCGGGTCGGTGTCAATCTGCCTCCGATCAAGCGGTAGCCTCTCCATGACCATTTCCACGTACTCTATATAGCACGCGCTACGCGCAGAGTCAAGACTTTTCGTATGTCTGGCTTGGCTCTGCGCGCCTCGCGCATGGCGCGCTTGACTCGCCTACGTCGGCCTAGTCTGACACGGTCCTGCCTGCCCCGCCAGGGGGCCAGGGCCGGCCGCAGCTAGGCGCAACGCGACGCGCCGGGTTTTATCACCCCCTTTCGCTGTAAAACAGGCAATCGCCTGGCCAGTACGGCGCACGACTTTCGCAGAACCATTCCACGATTGCGCTGTGGAATGTGTCCGGGACTTCGCCTACGGTCGTACCGTGTAGTGCGCCAGTGCAGCGAAATGGAATTCCGCGATGCGCGCATTCCTCCTCTACTTCGTGACGACTGCCTTTGACGATGATTCGCATTATGCCTCCCTCCGTCTTACGCATACAGTGGCGTCATAGCTCGTTAGCCGTGCCTCTTCACACTCGCTACGCGTGTCATATGCGCCTACGGCGCGTACTTCGACTACACCGGGACCGAGTAGTGTAACCAGGAGCATGATCCACATGCTTCACTTCCCGCAGTATATACAACGCGGCATAGTTACATGTTTTGCTTCGTAGAAATGTTGGCCACATGCACTACATGTCCATTTGCGATAGCCTAACGCAAATATCGCTGCCCATAAGCGGCCGTCTTGTGTTTTGAGTAGCGCGCTAAGTTTCATTGCTATCCTCCTACATGACAACTACACTTGCAAACTACTTGATACCACGCGCTAGCGCGTCCTGCGATGCGCAACAGGCGTGGACATTCCGCGTGTAGCGCGGTAGTGCATAGTGCGTGGAGCCAGCCGGCGCGTCGTAGCGTCGCACAGTCCACACAGAGGCTACTGCGCAGCGTGCGCGGTCGGCGCTTGCAGCATTCGCACTGGCGACGCGCTGGGCTTGTCACTAATCTACGCTGATTATATTGAACGCTTCTTGTATGTGCATCCGCAATTCTACGAATGCATCACGCTCCATAGTCAGGAACTTTTCGGGATGGTTCTGTAACTGTGCTGCGATGTAGACCGCATCTTCGCGAAGATTTTGTAGCTCGCGAATCGTCGCCATTGCCTATCCTCCCATGACACTGACAACCTACACCGGCTTTCGTCAACAACTACCCTATCTTACCTGCCTCTGACTGTCAACACCCGATTTCCGCAACGCTGACGCGCAGTTACCCGCCTCGCCGATTTCCTGCCCGTGTGCGTCCGCGCAGCGGGGTCTGCCGGTGCCCATAGCTATAGAGGAAGTTTATAATTTATATATACTTTATATATAATATATATTTTTTAAATAAAAACTCCCTCTGTGCCTACGGGGGCCACTGGCCCCCTCTGCCTACGGGCAGGCTACCCTTCGGGGCAGCTAAACTAGCGTCGCCATTGGCTTTTTCCCCCCGAGACAGTCAGAGGCAGCTATCCTAGCGTAGCCGTTGGGGTTTCACCCCTGCCACTGTCCGCCTAGCGTCGTGTCAAACAATCATTGCTGCGCTAGCGCGCAGCGTGCCGTGTAACGGGCGCCCCACGGGGCAGCGCCCGCGACAATGCCGAATCCTACGGATCATGGTTGTCAACCGCATCCGTAGGATCGTTGATCTTCCGGAGGGTGCGCGTCGTGGCTTACTAGAGTCCTGAACGGTACAAACGCCCGTCAGTTAAACTAGCGTCGCGTCCCGTGCCGTGTGGGTCTTCCTCTTGCGTGAGTGTGGTCCCACTGTGCGCGCCCGGCTTGGTCTCCGCCTACTCTTGCTTCGGTGGCGTTCGCGCACTTTCCAGTAGTGCAGGGCGTGTGCCACACGCGCAGGATGCGTAGCTGGTAGTGCGCCAGCCGCGTACCACTACCCGTGGTAGTCGCACGGCGCTCGCACCTGTCTAGACAGGCACATTGCCGCTGTGCATACCACATGTAGTAGGGCATTCCGCGCTACCACAATCCATAGTATGGCAATATGCCCTGACGCATGGCGCAATGATTAGTATTGATTTATGTTGATTGGCACGTGAAATGCAATATGCAAGAGGGGTGCCGGGGGCTTTTACATTAGTTGGCACGGATTTTGCTGTCACTCATACGCAATTTTTGTGTAATTCTATAATTGAAAAGTTGCTATGCGCTACGCGATAGCACGTGTGCCATGCTTCGCAAGACATAGCACGACTAGTGCGCGGTAGAAAGTGCTTGACAAGGCGGGGCGCAGCATGGTAGTGTAGCATAGCTAGGCGAAGCCTAGCCGGAGGGTGTCATCGAAACACAGGTAATAGAAGGACTGCATAATCTAAAGACGGCATGTGAGATGATTCCGATGCCTAGCATGGCAGCACTCTACGCATTTTTGAGTAAACATCCAGAAATAGCGCGTGTCTATCGCCGTAGTGGGCATCGCGGTACTGCGATAGCAGGCTACGAAGAAGGATTTTTGACAACTTCCCAGATTCTACAGATACGGGCTATGACGTTCCATTCTAAGGCAGAGTCACGCTTCGCCCGCGCGGGGCGTCCGCGCTCTGCACTTCGTGGTAATTCTCCATTAAAATACATCTACGACAAAGCTATTGGTAATGGTCAATAGCCGCGAAACCCTCGCCTTCAGTGTAGACCGCGTCCGTGAGCGTCTATGGACAAATGTAGCAGTTCCTCCCGACTTGCTACAGAAGACGTTTCGTGAGCTGGACGCACAGCTTACCGCAAAAACAACGAAGCACTTCGCGTTCCAGGGACAAGTAGTTGACGAACGGACAGTTGCGGATAACGGGGCGCGCCTCGGTGCTATAGACAAAGTATTGTCAATAGCCGGCGCCTACGTTAGAGAACGCGATCAGCGTCCACCATCCACTGCTGTAGCACTAGAGATAGATCCAGTAACTGGAATCTATAGAATCGTAGTTGGAGTTGGCGTGGGGCAAGCAGCCCCGCCTCCAGAAAAGGAGGTGCATAATGAAGTAGTGCAAAGTCTAGAGATCGCGAGCTCGTCTGGCATGACGCCTGCGGCGTTGGCTACTGGCATGGCGGAGACAGAGCCAACGCCGCAACGCATTCGTGTGCCACGAGGACCCGGCCGTACACCGCCGGAGATTCTCAAACTGTTATTTGCAGAAGATGAATAGTGTATTCGGCCGTCTAATGTGGGCAGCCACGCTACGGCGCGCCAGTGCTATGGAAGAGTGGTTGGTGCAACACATTACACACTACCCTCCACCTTATATTGAAGCATACTCCGATGATCCATTCACGCAGCGTACTCGTTGCCCGTGTGGCGCCAGCGCGACGTTTACAGTAGTTGTAAATGTAGAAACGCGAAGCGTGCCGAAGTGAGTGCCTCATGCCCAAACTGTAACAAGCCATTGGAAGTTATGACAGTGAAAGAAATTGGCGAAATGTTAACAACTAGCCGTAAAGAAGGTATAGCGGAGCCTGGACTTCGTGTTACGACAGTTGGGGAACTAGCGAAGAAGCTAAGTCAAAGCAGCGATGTTAGTGAAGACAAGACTCCATTACTAATACCGGGTACATTCTTCGATACGAAGCGTAGGAAGTCAGTGGCAACTTCGTTGATGATGGAAGACTAGCGTGAATCGACGACATTTTCTACAGGGCTGCATTTCCACAGTAGCACTATTACAGGCTGGTGTGGCTTTACCTATTGCAGTAACTCCACAAACAGTAGAGCCATCTGTTCCCTACATTTATTGTACATATTGTAAGAAATACGAGCTCATAAGATTTGAGATACGCCTAGACTGTGGTTACGCTGTACAAGCAATGGTAACACATTCTATTAATGGTAGACAATATGAAGCAGCAATATTGTACGAACCTACAATGAAATGGGCTAAGCATTTTCAAACTACTATGACAGAAGCATTCCATAATCGCCATAAACAATTGGGTATAGTATGAGTACAAACGAACGCGTATTCTTCCGGGCACGCAGCTATCAACGTGGCGTCCGCGTAGCGCGCAAGGCAGGCTGCCGTCACTTCCTATGTCTATGGCACCGGCGCTGCGGCAAGGATCGCAATGCCGCAACGTTTGCATTCGAAGAAATGCTGCTGCGCGTCGGCGTCTACTTCCATGTATTCCCATCTCTGAACCAAGGCCGTCGTGACTTTTGGGATAACATTATCCAGGAGCGTGTCAACGGCGTAGAGCGTAGCATTAGAATGATCGAGGCGTGCTTCCCACGAGAGTTTGTGAAACGCCTCGATGACAAGGAAATGCAGATAGAATTAAACAATGGTTCTCTCTATCAATTAATGGGTTGCGATGACGACGAAGCCGTCGCGCGAATGCGCGGACCCAATCCGTTGGGTTATACGCTATCAGAGTACGCGCATGGTAGTAAGATGAAGGATGCGCGCGATACGCTATCTCCAGTCATTGCAGAGAACGGCGGTTGGGAGATACTAGCGTACACGCCAAACGGCTTCAACCAAGGTCATGATATCTACACCGCGGCATTGAAGAATCAGTTCAATTATGATAACCTCCTGGGCTGGTACGTTCAGAAACTAACAGTGGAGGATACGAGGCGCGACGCTGCCGGGGAAGATGGCACGCCAGTAGTTACAGTAGAGCAAATCGAAAGTTTCCGCCGCGACGGCCAACGACCAGAATTCATTGCACAAGAATATTGGTGCGACTTCTCCGGTTTCCAGCATGGTACGATCTATGGTGATTTGATGCTGACGGCGGATGCCGAGGCGCGAATCACCACGGTCCCCTACATCGTAAACCTCCCTGTAGGCGTCATCTTCGACGTTGGCAAATCCGATAAAATGTCAATGTGGTTCTACCAACGCTACGGCGGGGCCACACGTTTCATCGATTATTACGAAGTAGTCCAGAAGGACATGCGCCACGCAGTACATGTGATGCGAGAACAGAAGCCATACATCTACGGACGTATAGTACTACCGTGGGACTCGCGCGGCGATGAAGCCTATCTTTCGGAAATGGGCTTCCGCAACGTCCACACCTGCCAACGCACCGCATCGCTGCAAACGTCAATAGACGCTGTACGACGTGCATTTCCTACGTTTTATTTCGACTCCAATAAGTGCGCAGTCGGCATCGAACATCTGCGACGCTACGCACGCGAGTGGGACGACGACGACAAAGTATTTAGTGTGACACCGAAGCACGATCAACATAGCCACGCTGCGGACAGCCTACGCACTGGCGTTGAGGGTGGCTTCGAGCCGCTAGTATTTGAGTCGTGGCAGGGACGTGAAGTTAAGGTCGAATCGTCCTTCGACCCTCGTGAACCAGCAGGGGGCATTAGTGTTTGAAAATGGCTTCGGTATGGAACAGCGACGGCGTTTCGGTGGCGGTAGTGCGCCACGGCCGCGCGAGCAACCAAAGCCGCCTAAAGAAGAAGATAAAGAGGTGCAGGAAGCGGCAGCCGAGGCACTGCGCCGGCGACGTACCGCGCGTGGCTTTCGCTCTACTATTATCGCACGCGACATGATGTCTGACGACACGGTACGACGTTTGTCAACGTTTGGATCATAGAAGTGTGGGATGGTTTGGTTTGGTTAGGTTTGGTTAATGCCAGCCGACGGTAAAGAATTCGTAAAACGGTACGAACGCCTCGAGCGAGAGTACGGGCCGCACGCGGAGCGCCACGAGCGTATGGCGCCGTACATTGCACCGTCGCGCGTCGGTATAACTGGCGTGCTCGCTACAGGCGACAAGATAACCCGTGGAGTCTATGACAGTACCACCCTAATGGCCGCAGAGCTAATGGCGCACTTCGTAGCAGGTCATGTCATCAACCCAGGACAGCAATGGATGGGTTACGCCATGCGTGATCCGCGCGTGGCAGACGATGACGAGACGCGCGAATGGTTGGAGGAGTGCACAAATATAACGCTAACGCGCATGGCGGCTTCGCCATTCTATGCTGAGGGACCCGAATCATTGATTGATTGGGGTGGCTTCGGTACTGGCGCACTTATCGGGGAGGAAGCGCCACAACCAGTTAATCTCACGCTACGCGGATTCCGTGGTTTCTATTGGTCCTCCATCAAAACCGGTCGTTTCCTAGTACAAGAAGGCGCAGACGGCACAGTTCACACGCTATTCCGTCGTTACCAAATGACGGCAGGTATGATAGAAGAACGCTGGAAAGACAACAGTCAAGCGACGCTTCCGCAAAGTGTAACCGCAGCGTTATCTGGCGGTGAACGCGATCGCCCATTCAAGGTGATTCATGGCATCTATCCACGTCCTAAGAGTGATTCCGGTTATGGCGCAAAAGGGATGCCTTGGGCTTCGTGTTGGGTTGAGTACGACAGTAAGCACATCATCCAGGAGAGTGGCTATCGTGTATTTCCGGCGGCCGTTCCGCGTCACCAGCGCACTGACGGTGACGTTTATGGACGCGGCAGAGGCGATATCGCTTTTCCTGATACCTGGACGTTAAACAGTGCGAAGCGTATGTCACTTGAAGATTGGGCATTGAAGATACGGCCGCCTGTGCTTCATAGGCACGATAGTGTGATTGGCAGTTTGCGATTGGTCCCAGGAGGCCCAACTAGTATCAATACGCATGGTCAAGATATACGCCAAAGCGTAATGCCATATCAGACTGGTTCCAATCCTGAAGTCGCACAAATTAACGAAGAGAACCTCCGTGCGAGCATTCGTCAAATCTTCTATATTGATCATATCCTAAAGCTGCTAGAGATCGAGAAGTCGGAAATGACGGCGTTCGAGTATGCCCAGAAGATCAATCTTTTGTTCAAACTGATAGGCCCTGTGTACGGCCGCCTACAGTGGGAATGGCTCTATCGTATTGGTGATATTGCGTGGGACGCACAGATGGCGGCTCGTGCATTACCACCGCCTCCACCTATCGTATTCCAATCCGACGGTAACATAGATGTAATCTTCGACAACCCGCTAGCGCGGGCGCAACGCTCCGGCGACGCCGAAAGCATGGCATTCGCGCTAAACGACATGGCGCCGCTCGCGCAGCTAAAGCCGCAAATCTTAGATTGGGTAGATGACGATGCTTTCGCACAGGGCACTATGCGAATCCGAGGAGTGCCAGCGAAATGGACTTCGTCGCGCAAACAAGTTGACGCCATTCGCGCTGCGCGGGCGGAGCAAGATCGTACTGATTTGCAACTAGAGCGCGCTGAGAAAGCTGCTGGCGCAGTTGGTAAATTAGGGCCAATGATGAAGACGTTGCCGGGTGGTAAACAAGCATGACGTTTCGGCGCTTACAACGTTGGTTGACTTATAAATGGCGTAACGAAGATCCAGGTCTAGTCATAGCCTATCGTATGACATTCCAGACGATGTACGGTGATCGCGTTCTACAACATCTAATTGACAACATCTATTGCACCGTCTGCGAAAGCAGCGATCCAATCGCATTAGCCGCGCACAATGCGCGACGCTCCGTAGTCCACGATATTCTAATGAATATTGATCTTGCAGAGCATCCTAACAAATACGAAGTTAAAGTAGAACAGGAGAACGCTAATGGCGTGGCCGCTTGATATCCCAGAGAATCTAACATACGACGGCGATGGTGGCGTGAAAGTACCGATGCGTGACCATCCATTCGTTAAAGAATCGCCAGACCTCGGTCACTTTGTGAATCGTGCTTTTGCCCAACACAAAGAACTAGGTAGTCGTCTATCGCTAAAGAAAGCGGAAACACCCGAGGCGGCAGCCGCGTGGCGCACTGAACACCTGCCGAAACTCTACGATGCTGGTTTATTGACGCGCCCGCCTACAAAACCAGAAGAGTACGAAATCAAGAAGCCGGAAGAAATGCCGAAGGGTATGATTTGGAGTGACGAACGCGCCGGCAAGTTTGGTGCTATTGGTGTGAAACATGGCATTCCAAAAGCTGCAATGTCAGAGCTATTGGAGCTACATCGCGAAGCATTCTCCGCCAGCGTGGCAGAATTCAATACAACTTACGAGGAAGGACAGCTTGCGCTGAAGCGTGAGTTTGGCGATAAGTTCGATGAAGTTATGGAAGATGCTAAGCGCTTCACACCCTTGATTTTCAAAGATGCGAAGGATGCAGCGTTCCTAGCGGAAACAGGTATCGGTAATCATCCACAGTTCTTGGGGATAGTGGCGCGCCTCGCGCAATTTGCAAAGTCTGATGCTAGCTTCGCGGATCAACTTAAGGCCGGCGGTGGTGGTAGTGGTGCAACCGGCGACGAAGTCCGTAGTGAGCTATCGCGCATTATGAACGACACAACACATCCAAAATATGCCTTGTTCAAGAAGCAAGATCCTAAGACGATGCAAGAGATCGACGAGATGTACAAAAAGGCATACCCGGGGCAGCTAACTGTTAGTTAGATGCCCTGGAAGTTAGTAATGAGTAAGTTTAAGGCGGGTACGTTGAAGTCTGGAAGTGGAAAGAAAGTGAAAAGTAGGAAGCAAGCGATAGCGATAATGATGTCTGAGAAGCATAAGGCAGCGATGGGGATGAAGGAGTATAAATAATGAGTGTTGCCTATATAGGAACTAAGATCGTGTTTGCTTGGAAAGAAATTAAAGATGGTCGTGACGGTTATGCAGTAGAATACGAGGATGGCTACAGGTCTTGGTCTCCTAAAGAAACATTTGAAAGGAATTATAGGCTAATATCAATGGATGAAAAACGGTTGGTAAACAAATGAGCGATCCAAGAAATCCACAAGCTCCAGAGTACCGAGGCGTGAGCGTGGAACACCCGCGCATCGTAGAGGCGATAAAGAACGCTGCGAAGCGTGGGATCTCTAAAGAGCATACCATGAAGATCGTGGGAATGCCAATGGTGGTTGTGTCTAAGCATTACGACAAGGCACGGGAGGAGCGTAAGTAGTAGCATAAGTGTCAGTA